ATGTGTTCATTGATTCGGCAGATGCAGCTACGATTACAGAACTGCAAAAGTACAAACGCTTACACAGCTGTATTTACAACTTTATTCCAGCGTATAAGAAGACCAAAATTATTGATAGAATCAAATTACAATTATCTTGGCTTCAGCAAGGAGCATATTTAGTAGTGGAACACTGTATCAATCATATAAAAGAGTTGGAAGCTTATAGTTGGAAAGAAGACAAGGACAATGAACCCGAAGATAGAAATGACCATACGATAAATGCAAGCCAATATGCATGGCTACCCTACAAAATGGATATTGGAGATGAGGAGGAATGAGGAAAAAATGCGGTGGAGGGATAAAATTATGGAAGTTCTTAATAGACGAAAAGCTAGTAAAATCACATTTCGACCAGCCGACCCACTGGCTATTCAAATCAACTCCCCATTAGACTACGAGGGAAACGCTGCGAAAAATCGAATTTGGTATCGGGGCGACCCTGTAGAGCTTGACCAGTTCTATAGACAGCTGGGTGCACGTACCAATCTGTATAATTTCTGGTCTGCGAGAAGCAGTCCAGGAATGCAGATGAGAAAGATACACACAGGGATACCAGGTGTTATTGTAGATACGTTGTCTACCGTTGTATTGACAGACTTAAATGAAATCCAATTTAAAAATCAGCAAGATAAAGATAACTGGGATAAGATTGCAGATGAAAACTGTATCGATAAAGTATTTGAGAATAGCTTAAAGGAAACGCTTTACATCGGCGATGGAGCTTATAAAATCAGCTTTGACTTTGTGGAAAGTGAATATCCCATTATCGAATTTTATCCAGGAGAAGATGTAGAATTTGTGCTCAAAAGAGGGCGAATCCATGAGGTCGTCTTTCGGACAAAATATCAATATAAAGGGCAGGAATACATTCTCCATGAAGCGTATGGATATGGGTATATTAAGAATAAGCTGACAAAAGATGACAAAGAAGTAGACCTAAACTGTTTACCAGAAACGCAGAATTTGAGCGATTATTTCTTTGCAGGCTATACCGAAGGGAAGGACGGAAATGTCCTTACCAAAGGCAGCTATATGATGGCTGTGCCATTAATGGTATACAAATCATCAAAGTTTAAAGGGAGAGGGCAAAGTATCTACGATAGGAAGGTGGAAAGCTTTGATTCCTTGGATGAAGCGTGGTCGCAGTGGATGGATGCACTCAGAGCAGGTCGGTCAAAGGAATATATCCCAGATAGTTTATTGCCTCGTGACCCCAATACGGGAGCGATTCTTCAAGCTAATGCTTTCGATAATCGATACATACAGACAGATGCAGACATGCGAGAAGGTGCACAGAATAAGATTACCTTAGACCAGCCAACTATTCCGCATGAAAGCTATTTAGCTACGTATTGCACAGCGTTAGATTTATGTTTACAAGGGCTCATCTCCCCATCCACGCTTGGCATCGATGTCAAAAAGCTAGACAATGCCGATGCACAACGAGAGAAAGAGAAAGCAACTCTGTACACAAGAAATGCTATCGTGGCAGCGTTATCTGAAGATATCAAAATCTTAGTAGTTTCTGCATTAAAAGCTTACTACGAAATACATGGGCAACGTGTAGAGGATAAGATTGAACTAGATGTCACCTTTGGAGAATATGCAAATCCGTCTTTTGAGTCACAAGTAGAAACTGTCAGCAAAGGGAAACAAGGCGGTATTATGAGTCTGGAAGCTTGCGTAGATGAGTTATATGGGGATACCAAGGATGCAACTTGGAAAGAGGAAGAAGTAGCAAGATTAAAGGCAGAACAGGGTATCACAGAACTAGAAGAACCAGCGTTAAATCTTGATTTTGGCGACAGTGTTGGAGGCGGTGTTGGAGAATCTGGCGAACAGTTGAAAGGAAACCGAAATGGTTCTGGTGGCTCTGTAGAAGATGGAGAAAATGCAAATGGAATAGAGGTCAATCTTAAAGAGAAGTGAGAGAATAGATGGCATATGATGTGCGAAGAGCCTTTGAGCGGATTGAGAATGAGTTAATTGACAGTATGATACGAAATCTTGACCATCATAGAAAGCAGGAGGAACTAGAAGGTTTTAACTGGTCACAATGGCAGGTAGAACAAATGTCTGCACTTGCAGAATATCGTTGGCGTAACGCAAAGAAATTCGGCACAGTCTTCAAAGATATCAATGCGAAAGTTCAATCGCTTATTCACGCCCAGCGAATTGCTGGCAATGCAGACCAAGAGGTTGAAATCCTAGAGGCAATAAAAAAAGGTTTTCGCCCTCCTTCTCGTGCAAAAGGGATTGGGACATCCTTTTTTCATGCCAATAATAGGCGAATGGATGCCTTAGTCAACGCTACAACGAACGACTTAGAAAAGGCAGAACATGCGATTTTACGGCGTGCTAATGACCAGTACCGCAAAGTTATCTTTGATGCTCAAGTCTATGCGAATAGCGGAGCAGCTACCTACAAGCAAGCGATAGACATGGCTACTAAGGACATGCTCTCTACAGGAATTAACTGCGTTCAGTATAAAAATGGCAGCCGTCACACTGCATCTGATTATGCAGACATGGCAGTTAAAACAGCGAGTAAAAGAGCCTATCTGACAGGAGAAGGAGAAAAACGTAACGAATGGGGGATGAGCCTTGTCATTATTAATAAGCGAGGTGGTCCTTGCCCGAAGTGCCTCCCTTGGGTGGGAAAAATCCTAATCGATGATGTCTACAGCGGAGGAAGTGCCAAAGATGGAAATTATCCACTCCTGTCTAAAGCAATGGCAGCTGGGTTATACCATCCGAGATGCAAAGACTCTCACTCGACCTACTATGATGGCATTACTACAGAAGGGGAATCCTACGAGAAAGAGGAACTCGAAGATATTAAAAAGAACTACGAGCAAGAGCAAAGACAGCAATATGCTCAAAGACAAGCAGATAAGTATGACAGATTAGCTCAGTATTCGCTCGATGAAGGGAATAAAGAGCAGTACCAGAGGAAAGCGGATGAGTGGAAAGGTGTTGCAAACGCTGATAAATCTGATATAATAAAAGCAGGTAGCAAAAATCGAAGGATTAATAAAAGTAAAATTATTGAACGAGGCATTGAAGAAAAGCGTCCTGTATTTGACGATGGGAAATTACGTAATGCCTACTTGACACGCAATGTACAGAAGAAAGAGAATTTTTATGATGTGGTAATGCATGGTGCATCTCAAACAGTTAATTTTTTTGGTGAAAAGATAGACCATAATACACTTTCTTATATTATAAAAAATCGGAAAGATTATAATGGAGAGGCTGTAAGGTTGTTATCATGTAATACTGGATTAGCAGATATTAAAGGCGAATGTATAGCACAAAGATTAGCAGATGAATTAAATGTTGTAGTCGAAGCTCCAGATGGATATTTAAATATTTTACCGAATGGTGATTTAACTGTGGGTGATGATCCGTTTAATCCTAACGGTGAGATGAAATTATTTTATCCGAAAAAAAGGTGATTGTATGATAAATATTTGTGAAAAGAAAGATAATCAGTATGTCAAGTCAGACATTCAATATAACAAAAAAGTATTAGAATACTTAAAGAAATATGATGAATATTCTGTAAGTGCACATGAAGTAGTAGACCAATATACTAATAGAAACACAGGCGTTACTTCTAGTGTGTATACAGATGGAAATTACTGGTGGAGAACAGAAGATATTTATCATTTTGAAAAGTATAATGTTAAACTAAGACCAGATTTTGTTTGCCAAGTTCTAAATTCGATATGAAGATGATTTATGGAATTTATAAAAGACGCATTTAGTACCACTAGTTGTTATGGCTAGTGGTATTTTTATACCCATTTTTAGAAATTGAGGAGTGAAATGACATGAAAAATTATATTGGGACGAAATGTATTAAAGCGGAAAGTATGACTAGAGGCGATTACAATACTTACAGAGGATGGACAATTCCTGAAGATGAAAATCCAAATGATGAGGGATATTTGGTGGAATACGAAGGAGGATACCAATCTTGGTCACCCAAAGATGTATTTGAGAAAGATTATCGTGAATGTGATAATATGACTTTTGGATTAGCGATTGAAGCAATGAAGAAAGGTGCGAGAGTAGCAAGAAAGGGTTGGAATGGTAAGAATCAATACATTGAGCTTGCTAAAAACATCTGCTATATAACAATGGATGAGAAGATTGTAAATTGCGAACATGATGCAATCGGCAATCAAGCAATCTCATTCGTTGGCACACAGGGTGTGCAGATGGGTTGGCTCGCTTCACAGGCAGATATGCTTGCTGAAGACTGGATGCTTTTTGAATAAGAATTTATGCCCGAAGGCTTAAAACTACGAGAGACACTGTGTACAACTGTTTTGTGAGACACACGTAAAACTGTTCTTTTGGAGGAAGAAATATGTCAAATGCGAATAACGATTTTACAGAACCTACGAATAACCCGACTGAGCCTCAGGAGCCGTCGCAATCTCAAGTACAACCTCCTGCTATTGATTACGAGAAGTTATCTTCTATCATCGCTGGCAAGCAGTCCGTTACTGAGGATAGCGTGCTAAAAGGCTATTTTAAACAGCAGGGATTATCAAAAGAAGAGATGGAGCAGGCAATTACTGCCTTTAAACAGCAGAAAGCAGCAGCACAACCCAATATTGAGCAGATGCAACAGGATATTCAGAGTGCACAGAATGCAATGTTGCAATCTCAGATTG